TATTATAGCTATAGCCGATTTAGAAAATATGTTATTCGCCCATTCAGGAAGTTTATACAATGTCTCAAAAGAGTGAGAGCATTCGTATTCGATATTAGATACTGTAGGAGAATAATCTAGAAACGCAGCCAAAGGTTTCTTATCTATTGTAATAACATCAAATCCAAATATTGGATTTTGACTAGTTTCATTAGGAAATGTAGTGATATGTAGTACTTCTAAATTTTTATCTGAGTACCTTTCTATATGAGCAATTCTAAAGTGTTTAGACTTATAGCGATGATTAATCCATCCAAAATCTTCAGTCTCTATTTCTTTTGCTTCATCTATTTCTAAGATAAGCTTTTTTACTTTGTCTGCTATATTATCCAGGATAATTTTGTAACTCATCGTATATTTTTATAACGTAATCCAATCCTATATTTGCTTCATCAGCCCAAGAATCTTGCTGTATAGCTCTAATGCTAGTTATAGCGGTTTGTTTGTCTTGAAACTCGTACATTTTACCTGATCCTGGAACTTTTGATTTCATCATTTGTCCACCATAAACTAAAGCTAGGTAATTAAGGTACACGTGAGCTAATAAAGAATCTTGATCTATAGAACTTAAATAAACTCTATACTCTTCCGTAGACTTTAAAGGACTAAAAATAAATCCTCCTAGTTCTATTATGTCTTGCTTTACGTTTTCTGTTCTAACTAAAGTCTGACTAGGTAGATCTCTAGTCTCAATTTCTTTGAATATATGATATTGTTGGATTAGATAATGAAGATAGTCTTCTTTAGACATGTTTCCACTATACATTCTCTGATTAAATTCTTTACGCTCTGCTATAGAATGCTTTTCAGCTATAGCTTCTTTTAGTGAAACCATGATCTTTATTTTATTGTAAATTGGACTTTAGTTGCGACTTGCTCATTGCTCCACTATATTTGAATATCATAGTATCTCCATTCAATAGTATCGTAGTTGGAACAGCTCTAATTCCATACTGCTCTGCAATAGCTGGATTCGTGTCTACGTCTACATATTCTACTGGGATTCCCATTTCCTCAGTTACTTCTTTCAAAATTGGTTTAAAAGCTCCACAAGGACCACACCACGGAGCGCTAACATAAATTACTCTTTTCATTTTTTTGGTTTAGTAAGTATAAATATAAGTCTTCTATCGACCCCTCAAAGTCTTCCATAACTAATTCAAGATCTTCCTTAGTCATTTTAAACTCTTTGGACAGTCTTTTCTTTAATGCATTGAATCTTTTATCTTCTTCTTTATGTGAGTCTTCCATGAGTCTCCTGTAACGCTCCATATATAGATTAATGCGATCTATCCTGTCTTCTCCATAAGGCATATCTTCTACCTCATCGGACATTCTATAGACTTCATGTTGAGCTTGATAAAAATAGCTTGGATAATCATAATCACCGTTAAGTATCTTTCTCATCATCGGTGCTTTTTCATCTAGTTCTTGCACGTCATGATACCTTCTCCACCATTGAAAGCGGTTGTACTTTTTAGTGAATAGATGATCTATCTTGTCTTCTAAGTGATTTCTGTCAAGCAGTATTAGCTCTTCTTTAAAACTTGTTAAAATGTCGCTCATATATGTGGAGATTTGTTATAAACCAGTGCATTTTACCTACCTGTAAATCTAATCTATTTGCAACTAATTCCATCAGTTTAGAAAAGCAGTACTGATCATTTGCGAAACCGAACCAAAGATCTATAGACCTAGCGAATACTGTAAGCTCTAATTTACCGTCTTCGATATAGAAGTTAAGTACGTCGTTACAAGGAGTATCGTATTTGTATCTGTCTAGCTCGTTTATGTCGTAATGTACAACGATGGCTCTACGAGAAGCTGGATTAGATTTTAACTCATCTATAGCTCGATCTAATTGATTGTTATAGTTCCAAAAGTAACCGTAATTAGAATTGACTTCTGTAGTGTCTCCAACAAACATTTGCTTCCATATCTTAGCTCTTTCAGATATAGCGAAAGCATCTCTATTACCTGACAAATACCAATCCCACTCGTAATCAGAATATTCTTTATTGAACTTTCTAACAGGCGTAGTGATCACTGACTCTAGAGGATTCTCAACGGTAAATGAACTATTGAATATAGCTTTGGTACCAGCAAAAGGTTTACCGTTAGCTTCTATGTAGTGGTAAGCTGTTTCGAATGCTGCTGTCGGTGTCTTAAAATTGTTATTTTGTATCATATTGCTCTACTGTGATGAATTGTTTTAAAAAGTCTACTCCTTCTAAGTTTCGGTATGCAGTCAAATATACAACTCTTTTTATTCCTGATTGTAAAATAAGTTTCGAGCAATCAAGACAAGGGGAAAGCGATAAGTATATGGTAGAATCATTTACTGAATTTCCATTCTTAGCGGCTTTTAAAATAGCGTTACACTCTGCATGGATCACATGCGGCAGAGTAACGCTATCTCTTTCACAACAGTTGTCCATACCAGCAGGGGTACCATTATACCCAAAAGATATTATGTTATCATCCTTAACTAAAACTGCGCCGACTTTAAATCGGACGCAGTGAGATAGGGTGGCTACCTCTTTAGTTATGTTCATGAAAACTATGTCTAGCTTTCTTTGTTTCACAGAGATTCCTGTTTTACAAATGTACCATCCACCATTGCTCCTTTACGCTTAGCAATAACATCATAAGCAGAATTGATGCAGTCTTCAATGTTATAGCCTTTAAGCTTAGCTAGATTTGTAAGAACTACTACACAGTCTCCGATAGCATCGATAAACTCAACATTATCATTCTTTAGGATTGCTTTAGCCAATTCTCCAGCTTCTTCTTGTAGTTTAATGTACTGTGTCTTTGGATCTCCCTTTTCGTAAATTCCACGTTCTTGCGCCCAGTCTCTAATCGGTTGAAATTCGTTACTTAACGTCATTTTGTTTTTCTTTTATGTGATTATCTAATGCTCCTAGATACGCAACTGCGTCTAAGAGGTTATCTTCTTTGTAATTATAAGAATGTCTTGATAGCTTTAAGGCGACTAGAGCTGCGTACATGTCTTCTCCAGTAATGTCTTTACCAGTCATGCCTCTCATGATCATAGCTGCTCGATCCATGCCTTCTGAGAAAGGTCCATACATGCGTTCCTTTTCTTCATTTCTAAGATCCACTATTTCATGTGCTTGTTTTAAAATACTATTTTTATTCATATCTTAGTTTTTATATTTCCAAATAAAACCTGCGCTCGATTTTGATTTTCCAGTTGCGGCATTCGAAATAGCAGACGTAGATAATCTTAATACTTTAGCAGCTTTAGCTACAGATTCAAATTCTGCTATTAATTCTCCTTTTATATTATACTGATAAACTCTTTTAGCATTAGCTAATTTACTAATTCCTTTTTGACTTTTTGATATTTTTTTCTTAGTATCATCTGATAGTTTCTTCTCTTTATTTGCTTTAGATAAGTTTTGTCTATGCGAGTTCGATCTATTTTTAGCATAAATAGACATACTCTCTTTCATTTTATCTGATTTTGGACCTTTCATCTTTTGTTTTGTTTCTTCTAATTTCTTTTTGCCTATATGCGCCTCAGATAATTTTTTTCTTGTTTCTTCAGTTACTATTCTATTTTTATTAGCTTCTGATATTTTTTTTATCGCCTCTTCTGAATGTTTGTACTCTCCTTTTTTTCTAAGATAATCTGCTTTAGGATCTGCACCTCTAGCCTTGGAAGATAGCATCATATATCCATCTTTTCCAAAAAATTCATTCAAAAGTTTTTGCTCTTCTATGTAAGCATGTTGTCTAGTTTTCCATTCACTTAGTATAGTGTATGTAAAATTATTATATTTGTTATATACGCATTGCATAAATGAATTCCAATGCTGATTATTCTCTAGAGCGTTTAGGTGCCGACTCATTCTTTTTTCTATGTTACACGTTGATCCAATCTGTTTTTTATTTCCTATTGTTATTTCATATACATAATTCATGATATTTATTTACTATAAATATGCTAAACCTATCTTCTCTTCTGATCTCTTGTTTACTATATTATTTGCTTCTTCTAATATATTCATAACACTAATTTACTAAAATTAATTGATATATTGCTTAAGATCTCTATGGTCACCCCAAACTCTATCAGAATCTACGTCTTCTACTTTAAGACTTGGTTTAGGCATATTTGCTGCCACGTTCCAAAACCAATCTCCAGGCTTACCATTTTCTTTTAACAGCTCCCAACCTTTTGCGTCGTAAGTTCTAATACAATCAAATGGTGGTATGATCTTGGCTTCTTTTAGGAATGGTTTTGAGTGAGTGTAAAATTTAGCTCTACCGAGTTCTCCATCTTGAATGTTTCTAGCGACAGCAACGGCATGAAATTTGGTGTTAGGTAAAGCTATCTGTAACGTTCTAGATAAAACTCCAGTAGACATAACTGACCACATTGTAGGTATGTCCATATCTTTGAAGTTGTCGTGAAAGATTCTAACTCCGCCTGCTACCACCATCTCGTGTTTAAGACCAAATGGAAGGAACTTAGCCGAAATCTTTTCTGCGAACTGTTTTGCCCATATGTTTGCGGTAGGCATTGCTGGTATTCTTAAAAAGATAGGAATTCCTCCATATTCGATAGCTGTCCTCTGATGCTCAGAAGCTTCTTTGGACGCCGGCATTACGAGATATAGTTTCTTATTATACTTCTTTGCAAGATAGCAGAGTGAGAACGGGGCGTATCCTGTACGAGGAGCGCAATAAACCATAGCATCCTCTTTGACTTGCGAAATAAAGAAGTCAGCCATTTTAGCTTTGCTACCGTAAAGAAACTCGCCATCGTCTACGACTTTGAATCCTTCTACATCTTTAATAGTAAAAGTAAAGTCGTGTTTATAGTCTTTGGTAAGATCTAAGTAGTATTCTAAGCTTCTACCATTTGCGAGATCTAAGTTAGAATCTCCTTTTGTTTTGTTTATGAACATGTTATAGTATTTCGTTTAGGAATGGATAATGTTTTGGGCGCAAATGCACTGACTGCTTCATTTCGAGTATATCTAGCATCTTTGTGCCATCTTCGTCTATCCACTCTTTTGGCCATTC